ACCGACTTGAAAACGGCGATGACGGCTTAAAGCAAGACTGGAAAGGTTTTGTTTATTGCAACCCACCCTTCTCTCAAAAAGAGTTATGGGCAAATAAGATGATTGACCACGGCAATGGTGTTCTTATTTTACCAGAAAGAGGTAGCGCCCCTTGGTTTGGCCCATTAGCTATTGCAGCGGGCTCTTACTTTGTTATGGGTAAGAAGATAAATTTTGTAGGTGGACCAAGCTCCAATAATTTGGGGAGCTGCTTATTTTTATTCGGGGACGATGCGAGGCAGCGAATTGTAAATAGCGGATTGCCTGGGCACTTAGTCGAGGTTAAAAGTTACACGCCTAGGGTAAGTACCTAACTATTGCGATAAGCCGCCGAGGCACGAGGTCGGCTTTATTAGCGTGTTATATTCCCCCTTGACACGTTAGCAACTAACGCATATAGTTACCTCAACAGCAACGAAAACACCAACCAAGGGGAACGCCATGACTACCACCAACGCTTACAAAAACGAAATTACAGCATATCTGATACTGGATACTCACAAAAAACGTGATTGTGCACTATCGGCAAAAGGGGTTGCCGAGTACGGGAACATTGAAAAAACATCCGAGAATCTGCGGCGCATTGAGGAAGAATGCTGGGATTATGTGGAGGCCGGTGTCATGAAGGCCATTGATCGCAGGGATGAGAAGGGTGGCGGGTTGTTTTTCGACCTATTGATAGATGCCTAAGCCCAAAACCGGAGCGCAGCGGGTTAGCGAAAGCGAAGCCCGCAAGCGTGAGAGCGGCCTCGTTAAAGGCTGGGCTTGGGTTTACCCAGAGGATAGAGAGAAGTTGCGGACCTATGCCAAGAAGCTACGCACCAAGCGTGAACGGGGAATATAACACATGATATTCGGCACCACAAATGAAACGGTCAAGTATTAATCGCTCTGTAGTCTTAACTGCTATGCGGATTTGCTAATACCCATGCCCCCTGATTTAGACGACGTAGGCCGCGACTGGATAGCCGAAGAGGTCGAGAACCTAACCGACGAAATTATCCACGTTTCGCCGTCGGCCTACAATGAAGAAAATCGGTATCTACCCGAGTCGGTAACGTCGATCCCCGGGTTTATCCGTTACGACGTCAACCCGTTCATGCGGGAGATTGTTGATTGCTTCGACATTGATAGCCCCGTTCGGGAAGTAAACCTCAAAAAGGGCGTACAAATTACCTACTCAACAGTGTTGGAGTCGGGCGCTTTGTACTTCATGGGGCACGTTAAAACCCTCCCGCTCATGTACATGACGGCGGACAAGGAACTCGCCACCGCACGTATCGAGAATAATTTCCTCCCAATGCTTAATCATTCAGGCATGGCGGACATTATCCGTTCAAGTGACGAAGGGAACACGCGTAAGACGGGTAAGACAGCTAACCACCTACAATGGGAGGGCGGCGGCTACATGGTACCGTTCGGCGCCAAGAATGCAGATAAAATGCGTTCGTATTCCATCTGCGTGATGTTAAAGGACGAGATCGACGCTTGGCCGGATACCGTCGGGAAGGATGGCGACCCGGACGCGCTTAGTGATGATCGGTGTTCGGGCTATTGGGAGCGGCGGAAAATCTTTCGCGGGTCCACCCCGCTTATCCTGATAAACTCGAAGATCGAAGCGGCATACCGTCGTGGGGATCAACGGGAGTACAGAGTCCTTTGCAAGTCGTGCGGATTCCCTCAAAAATTGCGTTGGAGTTCAACGGATAAAGAGACGGGCGTTGTCGGCGGCTTTCACTGGGAACTTGACCGAGGCGTTTTGGTTCTCGAATCCGTTTGTTACCTTTGCCAGAATTGCGGCCACGCCCATTACGAGTACGATAAGGAGCGGCTATTCTCGGAAAATCACGGGGCGCATTGGGAACCGACCACCAGGCCAGCGGAGCCAAATATCCGGTCGTACCATCTGCCCGCTATGTATTCCCCCATCGGCATGCAGCCTTGGTATAAATGTGTCGGGGCGTACTTGAAAGGATTCGATCCGGTAGAGAAGAAAGTTCGAGACATAGGCAAATACCAAGTATTTTACAACAATATTCTCGCCGAACCGTTCGAGGTGTTAGGTTCGAAGATTCGATTTACCCAGGTTTCCGCACACCGTCGGGCGGTCTATCGATTGGGTCAAATTCCGAATAACTACGCGATTAAATACTCCGGCTCGTCTATTTTGTTCTTGACCTGCCAAGTTGACGTGCACCCAAAAAACCTGGCCGTTTCCGTCAAGGGGTGGACGCGGGATTTGCGGTGCTATGTTATAGACTACTGGCGTTTCGAGGTTACCGGAAACGAGGATGATTGTAGTGAATTGAGTAGCCCCGTGTGGGGGCGGCTACAGGAATTAATTGAAGAAACCGAGTATACCGCCGATAACGGACAACAGTATCGGATCATCTTGACTTTAGTAGATGCCGGCTATGCAAATGATACGGTTTGTAACTTTTGTGCGGTTTATGCCTCAGGCGTTTATCCGATTTTAGGGCGGGATCGCCCAGCAAAGAATCAAACTATTAGAGAATTTGCCGAATTTACGACTCAATCGGGCACTATCGGTTATCGGATTCTCGTCGACCATTACAAAGATCGGCTCGCCCCAGTGCTCCGCCGGGAATGGGTCGAAGAGGCAGGGGAGCAAAAACCCTACCATTTTAACGCTCCCGTCGATATTACAGATAAACAGCTTAAAGAGCTGACCGTAGAAACCCGCCGAGAAAAACAGGACGATCGGGGAAACACGGTCTACTATTGGCATCGACCCGGTAACGCCCGTAACGAATTGTGGGATTTGACAGTCTATGGTCACGCAGGCGTCGAGATTTTAGCGTGGGGGATATGCATTCAGCATTTCGAACTTGAGACGGTTGATTGGGAGCAGTTTTGGAAGTTTGCCGAGGACCCGGAAAACGACGGAATGTTCGGGCGGGTTGCATTACCGACGTAGCGGGGTATACTGTAAGCCGTCGTTACTAAGATGTAAGTGGGGAACCCCCGCACTCGACCCCTACGCCAAATAGGGAGCGGGGCTTTTCTAAGGACTCACGGTAGGCTAAGATCATGTAATGGACAGAGCTTTCATCCAAGCCCGAATCGATGCAACTAAATCGCAGATCGTTGCCTATGAAGCCGCGGCCTTGGCTTTAGGTGCGGGAGGTATTCAGTCTTACAAGATCGACACGGGGCAGACCGTGCAATGGGTTACGAAAGCCGATCTTGGCGACATCCAAAAGACTATTGACGGGCTGTATAACCGTTGCGCGACGTTAGACGCGCGCTTAAATGGTAGCGGCGTACTTGTTACGAGGCCCGCGTGGTGAAAATTTTCGGTTTCGAGATATCTTTCGGTAAAAAAACGTCCCCCTCCGTTGATGTCGATACCCTCGACCCTTTCGTTTATTCCGGACAAACTAATTTTACGGGTTTCGATGGCGATAAATTTTTTGGCGGTTTTGGCACCACTCAACTCTACAATGTCGACTATTGGACGCTTCGACAGCGATCCGCTCAGCTATTTACAGAAAACCTATACGCCCGGGGGCTTATTCGTCGGTTAGTTACCAACGAGATTAACACCGGGTTGACGCCGGAAGCATGCCCCGACGAGGAAGTTATTGGCGTACCTGAAGATAGTCTAAGCGATTGGACCGAATCAACAGAAAACCGTTTCGGTATTTGGGGTAAAAATCCGGTTCTTTGCGATTGGAAGCGTCAAAGTACTTTCGGCGCAATCCAGCGGACGGCCCGAGCGGAAGCGCTTATCTCAGGCGACGTACTGGTCGTGCTTCGCCAGTCCCCTCGGACCGGACTCCCCAGTGTCCAGCTAATTCGGGGGGATAAAGTTCAGGTACCGCTAGGCGGGGTTCCAAAGTTACGCAAAGGCCACGAAATTAAGCACGGCGTGGAATTGGACGGCGCTGGGCGCATTGTGGCGCACTGGGTGCGAGACGGCACAGGTGCGAGTAAGCGAATCCCGGCCTTTGGGGAAAAATCCGGACGTCGAGTATCCTGGCTCGTGTACGGCACCGACAAGCGTCTCGATGACGTTCGTGGTCAGCCGCTCCTAGCCATTATCCTACAGTCTCTAAAAGAAATTGATCGATATCGTGATTCAGCACAACGGAAAGCGGTGGTTAACTCCATCCTGGCGATGTTCATCAAGAAGGGCGAGAACAAACCCGGGACTTTGCCCATTTCCGGGAGTGCAGTTCGTCGCGATCAGGTTTCGGTTACGGATGGAGACGGGACCGCTCGGGATTTCGATATCGCTAAACACATCCCCGGCGTGGTTATGGAGGAATTGCAGGTCGGCGAAGAGCCGGTCGGTTTTCACAGTCAAGGAATTGACTTAAATTTCGGCGAGTTTGAAGAGTCCATCATTCAAGCGGTAGCGTGGGCGAATGAGATCCCACCAGAAATTTTACGCTTAGCTTTTTCGAATAACTATTCGGCCAGTCAAGCCGCTATTAACGAGTTTAAAATCTACCTAAATAAAGTTTGGAGTGATTGGGGCGAGACTTTCTGTACCCCGATTTACGTCGAGTGGCTCATTAGTGAGCTTCTACTACAGAAGATTCAAGCTTCGGGGATGTTGCAAGCCTGGCGCGATCCTCGCGAAGGAGAAGTTTTTACCGCGTGGACTCTGGCCGATTGGTACGGCTCGATAAAGCCCTCTACCGACATGCTCAAACAGGCTAAAGGTTCTAAGCTGCTAGTCGACGAAATGTGGTCTACAAATGCCCGAGAGGCCCGAGGAACTACAGGTACCAAGTTTTCTAAAAACGTTAAACGGGTAGCGCGGGAAAATGCCCAAAAAGCGGAAGCCATGCGGCCACTTTTAGAACTCAAACGGGAGTTTAGTGAAGCTTTAGAGTCTGAGACGCCCGAGGCGATGGCGGAAGAGTTGGAGGCGAAGATAGATGACTATCTAGAGGAAAAAGGACTTCAGAATGTACAATAAGTTGGCTAAAGCGGTTACGTTACTGAGGGAAGACTTCGACCAGCTTAGAAAAGATTTTTCGGGGCTTAAGACCGTGCGGCCGATTGTGGTTAGGGGTAAAACCGGCCCTTCAGGGAAAGACGGAGTTAGTCCCGATCCTGAGGCGATCGTCAATGACATTTTGGCCCGATTACCGAAACCAAAAGACGGGGAAAGCCCGGATCCCGAAGCCGTCACCATGGCGGTTTTGGAGAAAATGCCCAAACCGCGGGATGGTC